CTGTTGTTACTGTGCTAATTCCTCCAGATAAACCACTTATTCTAAATTGAGTTCCTAAAGGAGCGATTGAAATTCTATTTGATAAGTCAATATCTGCATTAAACGTGCTAATACCAATTTTAGAGTATACTGACTTTACATCTTCTATTTCGTAATTAGTTATTGTAGAAATTAATCTGCCATCATCTATCCCATCAATTTCAATTTGTTCATTTTCAATGAAAGCTCCACTAACAGAGTAAAGTGTTACCGTTTTTGAATTTGTGACCGAATCTTTTACAAATCCGGATGCATTACTTCTTTTTCCTTTTATTCTAGAAGATGCTGATAATGAAGTTAATTGTTCGGTGAGAGTTATTTGAGTAAAGGTTTGTATATCAAATAACCTCAATTCCATATTGCTAGTATCATCTTGATATTGGCTCTCTGGCACAAAATCATAAACTCTTGCATATCCAATTGTGGTTCCGGCAGCAACATAACTTGTTTCACCAATTCTATCACTCATCAAACTGAGTGGAGTTGTATTAGCTAATCCAATATTTGGAGCACCATAAACATTTTTTACTATGACTAAAGAACCTGCATTATATGGAACAACCGCATCGTTTAAAGTTGCGGTTGTTCTTGGTTTTTCGACATCAATTAATTTTGAAGATATTGTTTCTACATCATAACCATTAACATATGCTTTTCCTGGACCAATCTGATATGTTAATAAATTATCTGAAGGAGTATTGCCACTTGCTGTTGTTTGATTTTCCGTGTAAATACCAAATTGTCTATACTTATCATTTAATGTGTCTCTAGCAAAAACTGTAAACGGTCTAACAAAATAATTTCCAGATTCATCAAAAGTTCTTTTTGCTAATTCATCACGAATTAGACTATACTGTGTTTGTTTTACGATATATTGTGGTTGACCATTTTCTACTCTTAATAACTCAATAAAATTGGTGGTAGATACGTCAGTAACATCTCTTTTTTCTAATACTAAATCAATTGCCAGTCTATCAGCACCTGGCGCAGTGTAGTTGTTGAATCCTTTTGCGTTATCTACAAGAGATGGGTCATCGACATAGTTTACAAAACTTTCTCTTATATTAAATCCAACTTTATATGTTGGTGTAGTTCCGTATTGAGAAAGAACTAATTTTTGAGAATCTGTATAAACAAAATATCCATTTACGAAAAATACTCCAGAGTTAACAGTTACTATGGAGGAACTTGATGTTGAATTTGAAGATATAGTTCTTAAAACTGGTTGTCCTGATAGGAATACTGTATTTCCTACAGAAAAATCTTCTTGAATCAATAAGTTTTCTGCATCAAAAAATGATGAATTGGTATAATTTGCACCACCACTAGCAGTATAGTTTATGTAGAGAGTGTAATTTGATCTTTCAGAATCTTGATTTGATAAACTTAAATATACTTCTGCCAGAACCCCACTAGTTTCACCTCTTAGCTTCTTACCAACTAAACTATCAAGGTATATTGAAATAGGGATACCATTAAATTCGGAATCAACCTCAACCGCAAATGCGGGATTAGTATATAAAAATTCTCCACCAATTACTGGAGATCCATTATCAAATATGTGCTTACCAAATTGCTCAATTTGATTTTGAAGGATTGATTGTAATCCCGTCAGTTCCCTTGCCTGAATAGGATATCCAGGTTTAAACAAAACCTTATAATAATCCTTAGTCGAATCAAAATCGTCAAAGTATGGAGAGACGTTGAGGTTAGTTTCCTGGGGCATGATTCGTTAGAATTGCAAAATAACTTTAATATCTTCTTTTTGATTTGTTGACCTTGTTATTGAAGGTCTATTGTCAACATAAATGATGTTTCCAGAATATTTTTTAACCTCTGGATTTGACACACCATTAGTAAATGTTTGACCAAGATAATATGTCCTACTATTTATTACCGTAGATACACCAGTAAATCCTGTATCGATTCCTAACGTTATACTTCCACCAGAAATGTTAATTGATCCACCAGAAGAAGGATTTGCTGTAAATCTGTTTAATTGGAATCCATAAGTAGGATTTGTTTTCAATGATCCATCGGTATTGAAACCAACCAAACTTTTATCTTGCCAATACTTAAGAACTCCAGTTGTTTGATCATAAGAAATAACTCTTCCAACTGCAGTAGAACCAACTCCAATGGTTTGAGTAATTCTACTATCAGCAGTAAACACTGCTGTACTATATCCTGCTCCAACCAATCTTAATGAATATGCAGCACTTGCCTTATCTAAGGATAATGTAGTTGATGATCCAAATGCTTGAGGATTTTCTACAATTCCAACTCTAGCAATTTGATTTCCTGTAATAAAGTCAGGATTTTCAACGTCATTTTCTATTCTAGAATAAATCAAAACATTATATGCACCCAACTCTCTGTAAATATCTGCTCCATGACCACCATGGGGGGGAATGATAACATTAAAAACAGGAGCAGTTGATCCAGTTGGTACATTACCAGTGGCAAGATCCAAAGTACCATAAGTGTAACCAGAACCACCTCTAGAAATAGTTACTGATTCTACCTTAGAGTCATTGTTTATAACAACCGTTGCCTCTGCACCAGATCCATCACCTTTGATAGGAACTCTAGTGTAAGTTCTATTTGCAGTTCCCAATCCAACACCACGATTGGTAATAGTTATAATCTTTAACTGACCACTTGTTGATGCATTATTTCTAACTGCAGCATCCGTAGAATTTGTTGCCCAATCACTAGGAACGGGCATGAAGTTTGTTGAATCAAATTTTACAAGTTCACTTGGTTTGATAGTATAAAGATATTTCCAAACATAACCATCACCACTATCACCTGCAGTTCTTGGTTCTAAATCTGTGAATGTTGGTTGATCGAGTGAAGGTCTTCCCGTAGGATTTTCTGGGTCAGTTCCATTTTGTAGACAGATATAAACTCTATAATCTTCGTTGACAACATAATAATTTGCTGCGTATAAACTTGTTGCACCAGATGGTTTAGAAGTATTCGTTCTACTTATATCATGACGATACATATCATAAGTTGTTCCTGAAGACCAAGTAACTTTTCTTACAACCTGACGAACATCACTTGCAGAAATTTTTTTCAATGCAATCATTGTGTCCCAATAATCATCTTCCTGATCAAAACTATCTTTTGGCGCAGGAGGAGTTACATCCCATGTTGAAGAATAGTCAGTCGCATTAGGAAGACCTACAAAAGAATAATAAGAATTTGCAGAAGAAGTTGCTGCAGAAACAAAGTTCTTTGCGTTTAGTATTCTTAATTGATCAGTTATAATTGCGGACATTTTATGAGTTTTTTATCTATTTATGGGTTATAATTAATGTATTTGAGAGGATTATATCTTCTGACTATTGGAGAGGTTGAAATTCCAACTAAACCATTATTGTAAGCAGTAAAGGATTTAGGATTCAATCTAGATGGAATTGAAATTTTACCCCAACTGTATTGTCCGAAGAAATTACTGTACCCAATTCCAGTCAACCCATTATATCCTTGAACACTAACTGTAACTTTGGCAACATAAGTAACACCAAGACCAACAACAGTAGTTTGAGCAATTGAGACGGATGAAACTTGATAAATGTTATCCAAGAAGGATGTTCCGATTCCGACAATTGAACCATTTTGTCTAAGTGAAGTAACACCACTTCCAACATTGGAATTGTAAACTACGAAATAATATCCAGTTTGAATTCCACTAATAGTTACAGCAGTTCCGACGATAGAAGAATCTCTTAAGAATGAATCTGATGGGATTGCGAAGTCAAATACGATTCCAGTTGAAGCAACTCCAACAGAAGTAGTTGAAATTCCTGAAATAAATCCAAAATCACCCGAATATGATATAGAAGAAATTTCCTCAACACGGCTAACGAGTCCTGGTTCTTCAATTAACACAACTGGAGGATTTGAAGATGTATATCCAGTTCCTGCAGAAGTAACTGTAATAGAGGTCACAATTCCAGAAGTAATTGAAGAGATTGCCGTGGATCTTTGAGTAACTCCAAGTCCTATTGGATTAGCAATGGTTACTGATGGTGAGAATGTATATCCAATACCACCATTGGTTATTGAAATTGAACTTATTGTGCCAGCAATAGAAACTATTGCAGTAGCAGAAGCTCCAACAGAATTATCTTGGGATACTATGAAAATCCTATCTTGTTTGGTATAATTTTCTTTAGAACTATCAAAGAAAGTTCTAACATTTTCTACGAAAATTTCAGTTGAACCAATTCCTATTGATTGAATTACCTTTGTATTTGGATAAATCAGTGGTTCATAAAGAGTTCTATCCTTTGCAATTGCCACACCATCAATAAATGTATCTTCAGTTTGACGACACCAAATCAGAGGTCTTTCATAATTTTCATCAACAGAAATACCTGGACCAGGATATACATTCGTATCGATGCTATCTGTAGAATTAATTCTAGTTACAACTCTTTCATCTTCTTTAAATCTAATATTGTCACCATTTAATCTAACATCATCTCCAACCTTAATAGTTTCTAAAACATCAACATCAAGAACATCGACAGATGAGGTTCCTTGATAGAACAAGATTTTTGATGTATCTCCAACTTTAGGTGGTTCAGTAAATGTAATATAACTTCCACCATTGAAAATATAACCTTCTCCAGGAACTTGTAAAATATCATTAATGAAAATTAGTAAAGTTGCTTGAACATCAATTACAGATCCAGTTTTTGCTCTTATTGTTTTTTGTTGACCATCAACTTTTATTGGGAAAGAAGTTTTAACACCATCAAACAGAGAATCTAATGGATCTATTACTAAAAGATTGCCTAACGACCAACCAGCAAAACTATCAGAATATGTTTGATCGACAGTAATTCTAAATTCACTGAAAGACAATGATGTATTTGTTGGAATTCCTACTGTTCCACCTATACCAATTGTAAGAATTTCACCCTGACCATAACCATACCCAAGATTTGTGATTTCGAAATCAATTACACTAGAACCTTGTCCAACAACAATATCAACTTTTGCCCCAGTTCCAAGACCAGACACTGATGAAGAACTGTAAACTAAAGGAATATTTGAATATGAAAGTGGATCGTCAAAAACTACCAAAGGTGGATTTGATGATGTATATCCAACTCCAGGGTTAGTGATTGCAACACTTACAATATTTCCATTACTTATAGAGGCAACTCCAACATAAGTTATATTTGTAGAATCCAGACTTTCAGTTTGTAATCCTACTCTAACAGTCTGAACACCAGAACGATACCCAGATCCACTATTTCCAATACTAATAGAAGAAACTGTGCCAACTCCAGAAATAATTGCAGTTCCTCCAGCAGCAACAAGTGGTTGATATCCAAATCCACTGGATGACCCAACTGAAACAATTACTCCACCAAGAGGTACGTTAGCAGTGTTTATATCATATGATGTAGAGGAAATGCTACCAGTGAATTGAATACTGGTAATTCCAACATTTTCAATAAGATCGTAATCACCATTTATGTTAACCAAACTTCCAGTTCTCTTTGGTCCTTGGAATATTTGATTGACGAGAATTATAGCATTATCTGTGGAAATGCCAGTTACACTAGATCCGTTGGAAACAAGAGTAAATGATGTAGAATAACCAGTAAATTTAGATGAAATATCATCTAAAACATAATTATCAGAGTATGGTTCTTTGGAAGTATTGGGGACTCCAGACCTTAAGAATGATCTTCCACTAAAAGTAGAGTAAGTAGTTATTCCAATATAATCAGCATCATTTGGAGATCCTGTTGTGGTTCCTATTGGAACTGGTCCATAAGGTGCTGTAATAAAGTTGATTGTATTATCAACAATATTATAATCTCCATTGACTTTGGTAATCAATGATCCATTTGGATGCGATGATATTCCTGTACCCATCCAAGGTCTCTTAACCAAGAATTTATTAGTACTTCCAAAACCAACAGAATCTATTCTCATAATTTCATCATTAATCTTAAGCAAATCTCCACCAAAGAATGATGTAATACCAGAAACTGTAATTATATCGTCGGTTATGAAAATTTCTTGAGATAG